CACGTATCGGTGTGATCGAGTCGTGCAGGTTCTTGTAGTCTTGGTAGTAATTCCTCATTTATTAACTCCTGTTAACATGTTGTGGTAAGTAGTTCATCGTTTGATTTCTGCGGTTCACTTCAAACGGCTCGTAGTTGTCCTCGAACGCATACGCCTCGTTGTCTGCCACCCACCGCGCGTACAGCACCTCGATATGCTCATCCCATTCTGCTTCGGTCATAGTTCCTCCGGTAGTTCTACCTCATCACCTAATTTACTTGCCACGTAGCAACGCATTGCTGCGATGAGTGGGGTTGTACCACCATAAATAACGTCCTCCGCTGTGCCACGATCTATATAAGCACACCACGGTTCTACGTCATCCGGCGCAACGGTTATCCCTTCTCGCTCAATAATCGCCCCGCCCAAAGCCCAATCGGTTGATGGTTTGTAACTCCCGAAATAAAACACATCCACGACACCATCACGCACCGATGCCATATCAATATCAAAGTACCCCTCACACTTCGCCACCGCCCAATCCAACTGCACACCGGTAAGTTCACTCGTTTCCATACATTCTCCTTGTGTCCGTTAAAACGTACCTAAATTAACTTCTACCAACTTGTTGCTACAAGTAAGCATGTATCTAGCTAGCTACTTGCGTTTTTTCACACCAGCACCCAATCCAACTGCAAGGATTCGGGCTGCACGTTCAAGTAAATCCACTGGTCATCTGCACCTAACTTCCTGACGTGGATCAACTCTTTGCCAATCGCAAGCACCTCGAACCGATGCTTGAAACCCTTGTAGTTCTTGCGGATCAGGGTGTCGCCAATCTGCACCTCTTTGCCTGTCTTACGGTTAATTAGTTTCATCTCAGTAATCCTAAAGAGTCCAGCACCAGCATCCAGAACAGCACGCAAAGACATATCAAGCCAACAACGTCAAACTTATCCATGTCAGCCCCCATTCAAATCCGACATCGCCAGCACGTCACGGTAAAAGATACGACCGTATCGCTTGGGCTCGGCCTCATCGGGGAACAACGATCTTGCATACACTTCGGCGGCTTCTTTCGTATCAAATAGTGTGGGGAACGCGCCGCCTGTATCTTCCCCTAGCACCCACCAGACTTGTCTCATTTAACCAACCCTCCCTTCTGATTAACACCTGTTAATAATTCTCTGTCGAAAACTGCAATATAGTTCGACTTGTGCATGGGCACGACGCAGTGCTTTACCTTCCTTGCTTCACGCTCTCCACACTCCATGCATAAAGAAGTTATGGTACGTCGCTCAGGTGGAGTGATTGAGCTACCACATGAGCTACAAAATTCTGTGTTTGTTTTCACGTGTTCTCCTGTTCCGTGTTTTGTTCCGCTTGTTCTGGCTTTGTTCCGCGTTTTAAAACGCACGAAATGTATTTAAAATCAACGTGTTGCGTGATTGGTTGTGGGTTCTGTTCCATGTTCCGTGAAAATACACACCTGCCGACGAAGTCACGAAGGCAGGAAAATCCCATACTTAACATTGTAAAGTGAAAAAGAATTTTTGGGAAGGTGTTATATATATATGGAACAAAGGAACAAACATATAAAAAAGCCTCAAAACGTAGGCGTACCAACGGTTTTGGCTGTTCCAGCGAACGGAACAAAGCTGGAACAAACGGAACAAAGGTCTGCCCTGCTTGGAACACGCTGCGCTGTGCCTCATCCGCATTAACACCTGTTAATAAGTTGCTGCATCATCATCTTCATCAGCTACAGCTACTATCATCAAAGATGATGGAAACAGCGGACAATAAAAAACCCCGACCGAAGTCGGGGTGAGTGGGGCAAGGTGGATTATTTTTTCGGCGTTGCGATTACGGTAACAAGTTGACGTGCCAGATTCAGCGCTGCCACTACGTCAAAATTGAGCGATTCGCCTTTTTCCATTTTGCCGATTTGCGCGTTAATCGCCTCAAGAATTTTCGTTTCCTGAGTTTTTGGCGATTCGGGTGTATCCGATTCGGTTTTTTCCGCAGGGAAAGCATATTTCACTACACGTGAAAAGTAAGTGTCGGCAGTTGATCGCGCGTCGATTTTGGCGCGATTTGCCGTTTCCCACTTGGCAACGCCGGAAGCGTCAAGCGCCTTGTATTCCTTGCTGCCCTTGCGCGGCAAGTCTACTTTCAGCGCGTCAACATGGCGCTTTTCAATCGCTGGCAAAATCGTATCGGCAATGAATTGCGCCTTAGCATCACGCAACGCCTCTTCAGTCCCGAAGTACTGGACAACCTGCGCGCCCGCCGCTTTCCACTTGTGGGTTGAATTGATGTCGCCCTTGATCGCGTCAATTACTGCCTTAGTCATGTCTGAGTAGTTCATGGCTTTGTTTCCTTTCAGTTATTTATTAACAGGTGTTTATTTATTTACTGCGTTACTGCACTTACAGAATACCAAACTGTCTGAATAATCAAAGCATTTTTTGACGGGATAGGGGCTTTTGACTTTTTCCGGCGGATTTGGCGACACCCCACCCCCCAATCTGACATCTTGGTACCATCGCATGCCATGCCTTAGTAATTTGCACATCAGATAACAAAATCCCAAATCGCATTACAATGAGTCAGGGGCACCTTCAGCTTGTTGTTTTATTAACAAGACGTCAAGGATAGACATAGGGGGTGCCCCACCTCAAAATTTATACGGTCTAAGGCATATACTTTTATAGAAACACCCCCCGTTGCATTTTTGGCTCCTATGCGCAATGCCGGGGTATATACATTGACAAATTTATACAAGGTGTTTATCTTCGCGGACAATCTGGGCCACAAACGCTACGGAACACATGCCTATACTCGCAACGCCTGAAGTGGGTATCCCACTTCCCTTCGACACCACGCCGGAGGAAATCGACGACTTTCGTCAGAAGGCGCACGCCCTCTTTGAAACAGTCCAAGAACTTATAAGCCAAGGGGCGCAAGTAGACATCACTCCCGACGACAAGGCGAAGTCCCACGAAATCTTCGCTACCAAAAAGATTCCTTCTGCCAAACAGCTAACCCCCGGCACCATACTGAATCTGGAAGCCATTCTTGATGAATGGGACCAAGAGGTGCTGGACGTATCCCGCCGTCTTAGAAATTACGTGACCAACAAGTTGCTCGTTGAGTCCGTTGACCCTGATCCTCGCCAGCGCATGAAGGCACTGGAAAACTTAGGGCGGATTGCAGGTGTTGGCTTGTTCTCTGAACGCATTGACATCAACATTACGCATCGCACCGTACAAGATATTGAGACGGATTTGATGAAGACGTTAGAGCTGTACGGCGGTGTTACCGATGTGACGTTTAAGGAAGACGCTCCTAAGAGTATTGCCGACATCGATATCGATGAGGAGCTTGGCGAGTCGGGGGATACGGATGAGTCCGGAACTCCTTCGTAAAGCACAAGAGGCTCTTCCCCACCTGCCACCGGCTGTACAACAGAAGGTCGGGGCACTCATCGCCGAGGCCCGGCGAGCTAAAGCACAGGATGTCGCTAAAAGTAACTTCATGGAGTACGTGAAGTACGTCTGGCCTAACTTCATCCACGGCAGACACCACGAGAAGATGGCACGTGCGTTCGAGCGGGTAGCAGAAGGCAAGGTAAAACGCCTGATCATCAACATGCCGCCACGTCACACTAAGTCGGAGTTTGCATCGTACTTATTGCCGAGTTGGTTTTTGGGAAAATTTCCCAGCAAAAAAGTGATCCAGACCTCCCACACTGCTGAATTAGCGGTGGGTTTTGGTCGAAAAGTTCGTAACTTAGTGGACTCAGACCGTTATAAGGACCTTTTTCCCGATGTTGCGCTACAAGCAGACTCGAAAGCCGCTGGGCGTTGGGCTACAAATTACGCTGGTGAGTACTTTGCTATTGGTGTCGGCGGTGCTGTTACCGGTAAGGGCGCTGATTTGCTCATTATTGACGATCCACATAGCGAACAAGAGGCAGCACTTGCCGAAGTGAACCCCGAAATCTACGATAAGACCTACGAGTGGTACACATCTGGCCCTCGTCAGCGTCTACAACCGGGGGGAGCCATCGTCATAGTGATGACGAGATGGTCTAAAAAGGACTTAACAGGCCAAGTTTTGAAGTCCGCAGCCCAAAGAAGTGGTGAAGAGTGGGAAGTGATCGAGTTTCCGGCGCTTTTTGAGTCAGGCCAACCGCTTTGGCCTCAGTTTTGGTCTAAAAAAGAATTAGAGGCGCTAAAAAACGAGCTTCCCAACGCTAAATGGATGGCTCAGTACCAGCAGAACCCCACATCTGAGTCCTCTGCTATCGTCAAACGCGAGTGGTGGCAGGTTTGGGAAGGAGATGACCCACCACATTGTGATTTTGTGCTGCAAGCTTGGGATACGGCGTTTGAAAAAACTAACCGTGCTGACTATAGCGCCTGCACCACGTGGGGCGTCTTTTATATGGACGACGATACCGGTGTCAAACAAGCCAACATCATCCTCCTCAATGCGTTTAGGGATCGTCTTGAGTTTCCAGCGCTTAAAAAGAAAGCTATTGAGGAGTGTAAGGAGTGGGAGCCCGATTCGATCATTGTGGAGAAAAAGGCGTCAGGTGCCCCCCTCATCTACGAGATGAGAGCGATGGGTATACCGGTACAGGAGTTCACGCCGGTCAGGGGTAACGACAAGATTTCAAGACTTAATGCGGTGTCTGACCTGTTTGCGTCAGGCCGTGTCTGGGCACCCAACACACAGTGGGCAGAAGAAGTTATTGATGAGGTAGCAAGCTTTCCTGCGGGGGAGCATGACGACTATGTTGACTCGGTGTCTTTGGCATTGATGCGATTTAGGCGTGGTGGATACATACGCACCCTCTTGGATGAGGACGAGGAACAACCATTTTTCAAGCGGCGCAACCAGCCGTTCTATTAAGGACTAATCATGGCTATTGATAAGGCACTAAACCGCGCACCCGAGGGGCTGACCGAGAATGACTTGGCTATTGCGCAATCTATTCAACCGGACATCGAGATTGAGATCGAGGACCCAGAGTCGGTATCAATTGGTATGGATGGGCTTGAGATTGAGATCGAGCCAGCCAAAGAAACCGAGGATGATTTCAACGCTAACCTTGCCGAGTACATCGACGAGAAAGAGCTGGCAACACTTGCGTCTGAGTTGATTGGTGACTTTGATGAGGACATCGCTAGTCGCAAGGACTGGATACAGACTTATGTAGATGGGTTAGAACTTTTGGGTATGAAGCTTGAAGAACGTGCCGAGCCGTGGGAGGGCGCATGTGGTGTGTATCACCCACTGCTGTCTGAAGCGCTGGTGAAGTTCCAGTCCGAGACTATGCTCTCTACGTTCCCTGCTGCTGGTCCAGTTAAGACACAGATCATCGGTAAAGAGACGCCTGAGAAGAAGGACGCGGCGCAGCGCGTGCAAGCGGATATGAACTACCAGTTGATGGATGTGATGAAGGAGTACCGCCCAGAGCACGAGCGCATGCTGTGGGGCTTGGGTCTAGCGGGTAATGCGTTCAAGAAGATTTACTTTGACCCGCATCTTGAGCGTCAGGTGTCGATGTATGTGCCCGCAGAAGATATGGTGGTGCCGTATGGCGCGAGTGACTTGGAGTCCGCAGAGCGTGTAACACACGTGATGCGTAAGACTGAGAATGAGTTGACGCGCTTGCAGCATGCTGGCTTTTATCGTGATGTAGACCTCGGTGAGCCGAACAACATCTTGGATGAGGTCGAGAAGAAGATTGCCGAGAAGCTTGGCTTTAGAGCTACGACAGATCATCGCTACAAAATCCTTGAGATGCACGTCGAGCTGGACTTAGAAGGCTTCGAGCATAAGGATGAGGACGGCAAAGTAACAGGCATTGCACTGCCTTATGTTGTGACGATTGAGAAGGGCTCAGCAGAGATTCTTGCTATTCGTCGTAACTGGGAGCCTGATGACGATACACATCGCAAACGTCAACACTTCGTGCACTACGGCTATGTGCCGGGCTTTGGCTTCTACTATTTTGGTCTGATTCACTTGGTTGGCGCGTTCGCTAAATCAGGCACTTCTCTTATCCGTCAGTTGGTTGATGCAGGCACACTAGCTAACTTGCCGGGTGGATTTAAAGCACGAGGCTTGCGGGTCAAGGGTGACGACACACCTATCGCTCCGGGTGTGGACGTGCCGAGTGGGTCGATCAGAGATAACTTGCTGCCGCTGCCATACAAAGAGCCAAGCCAGACTTTGTTCTTGTTGTTCCAGAACATTATCGAGGAAGGTCGTCGCTTCGCTAATACCGCTGATCTTCAGATCAGTGACATGTCAGCACAGGCTCCAGTAGGTACTACGCTGGCTATTCTTGAGCGCACACTAAAGACGATGTCAGCAGTTCAAGCTCGCGTGCACTACAGCATGAAGCAGGAACTGGGCCTGCTAAAAGAAATCATCGCAGCCTACACACCTGACGAGTACAACTACGAGCCAGAAGAAGGCAATCGCAGAGCTAAGCGCAGCGACTATGACAACGTGGATGTCATACCTGTGTCAGACCCCAACGCCAGCACTATGGCGCAGAAGATTGTCCAGTATCAAGCAGTGCTTCAGTTAGCGCAAACGTCTCCTACTCTGTACAACATGCCGCTCTTGCATCGTCAGATGCTAGACGTGCTGGGCATTAAGGATGCACAGAAACTTGTGCCGATGGATGAGGACCAGAAGCCAACTGATCCAGTAACTGAGAACCAGAATGTCTTGATGGGTAAGCCTGTCAAAGCGTTCGAGTATCAAGATCACCGCGCTCACATCACTGTCCATATGTCTGCTATGCAGGACCCGATGATTGGTCAGTTGTTGCAGAACAACCCGATGGCCCAGCAGATGCAGGCTGCGATGATGGCTCACATCAACGAGCACTTGGGTATGGAGTATCGCAAGCAGATCGAGTTGCAGCTTGGCTTTAACTTGCCGCCCGCTAAAGATGAGTCTGGTGAAGAGAAGCACATGGACCCAGAAGTCGAGGCACGGCTGGCACCGATGCTGGCGCAAGCAGCACAACAACTGTTCCAGCAGAACTCTGCGCAGGTAGCTCAGCAGCAGGCGCAGCAACAAGCACAAGACCCACTCGTTCAAATGCAGATGCAAGAGTTGCAGTTGAAGCAGGCTGAGCAACAGCGCAAGCAAGCTAAAGACGCAGCAGACATCAAGCTCAAGGAACAGCAACAGCAGATTGAGGCCGCACGCATTACGGCTCAAACCCTGCTTGAGCGGGAGAAGTTGGAGTCTAGTCGCAAAGCCGAGGCTCTGCGTATGGCTGTTGAGTCGCGTGGCAATCGTGAGAAAGAAGCAGTCAAGCTTGGTGTCGACATGCTTAAGCAGATTTCTTCGCAAAAACATCAGCAGGACATGCAGCGTAATCAGCCTAAACCCAAACCGACGAAAGGTGAGTAATGGATGCTTTAGAACTGCTTGTCCAACAAGCGGACGAAAAGGTTTCACAACTTAAAGATCACTTGGCAGCAGGCCGGGTTACATCTTTTGACGAGTACAAATCGATTTGCGGTGAGATTCGGGGTCTGCTCATTGCAAGGGGTTACACATTAGACCTTAAGAAAAACTTGGAGGATTCGGATGACTGATTCAATTTTGCTGGCTACAGACGCCAGTAACCCGCAGGTTGTTGGGGCGTACCGTATTGACGCTACAGACGCGGAAAAGGCTACACAACTTCCCAAACCATCGGGATACAGAATCTTGTGTGCGATACCGGAGATAGAAAAGGAGTTTGACAGCGGTATCGTCAAAGCAGACACAACCCTCCATTACGAGGAGCTGCTGACTACTGTTCTTTTTGTAGTTGATTTAGGCCCTGATTGTTATAAAGATTCTAACAGGTTCCCAACTGGACCTTGGTGCAAACAAGGAGACTTTGTTTTGGTACGTCCAAACGCTGGCACCCGGCTAGTAATTCACGGACGTGAATTTAGATTGATCAATGACGACTCCGTAGAAGGAGTAGTTGAAGACCCACGCGGCATTCGCCGTAAATAACAGGAGGACAAGATGCCTGAATTTGAGAAAGAAGAATTCCAGTTTCCTGATGAGAAACCTCAAGGTGGTAAGGAGGAACTCAGTGTTTCTATGCAGCAACAGGAAGAACCGGAGGGCTTTGAGGTCGAGGTTGAAGACGATACCCCGCCGCAGGACAGGGGCAGACAGCCGCTACCTCAGAATCTAAAAGAGGAGCTTGAGCGGGATGAACTTGACTCGTACGACGATGCGGTCAAGGAAAAACTCAAGCAGATGAGGAAGGTATATCACGATGAGCGGCGCGAGAAAGAAGCGGCGTTCAGAGAGCAACAAGAAGCCATCGCATTAGCCCAAAAGCTAATGAACGAGAATAAGCGGATCAAGACCATTCTTGATACCGGCGGGAAAGAGTACGCCGCCGTACTTAACAATGCCGCCACTCTTGAAATGGAGATGGCAAAGCGGGCGTACAAGGAAGCCTACGACAGTGGGGATTCTGACAAGTTAGTAGAAGCACAACAAGCTCTTCAGATTGCAAACTACAAAATGTTGCAAGCCCAGAGCTTTAGGATGCCTACTTTACAAGAGGAAAATTATGCGGTACAACCGCAACCAGATCAGGTTCAACAACCTGCTCCTCGTCCGCTAAACCCTCGATTGGAAGCGTGGCAAGAACGCAACCCTTGGTATGGGGCAGACGATGAGATGACCGCGACAGCTTTGGGCATACACGAGAAGCTCAAGAAGTCGGGCGAGGTGGTGGTTGGATCAGACGAATATTACGCGGCGTTGGACAGAACAATCCGCAAGCGGTTCCCTGAATATTTCAATATTGAGGAGCCGGAGGACAAGGTGCGGTCCGAGCCTGCTCGTACAAAGCCGAGCACTGTGGTAGCCCCAGCGGTTCGTAGTACAGCTTCCAACAAGATAAAGCTGAAGTCGAGCCAAGTTGCACTTGCAAAGAAGTTGGGATTAACCCCGGAACAATACGCCCTTGAACTCAGAAAACTGGAGGCCCAAAATGGCTGAAAATAAATTACAACGCGAATTAGCAACCCGAGCAATGAGCGAGCGTCCTAAGCAGTGGATGCCGCCGGAGTTGCTCCCTGAGCCTGATAAAGAGGCTGGGTATGCTTATCGCTGGATACGTGTATCCATGCTTGGTCAAGCTGACCCCCGTAACCTTTCGACCAAACTTCGTGAGGGTTGGGAACCGGTCCGCATTGAAGAGCAACCTAAATTTTCACTGCTAGTCGATCCCAGTAGTCGATTCAAAGACA